CCTTTGTGGGCGGCTGTGTACTGTGGTTCGCAGCCTTGGCTGCACGGTCAGCTTCCTCTTGAAGGGCTTTCTCACGCTCTGCTTTCAGAATATCTTCCCAATGGAGATCGCGGTATTCCCTGACCAGATCCATGGGAGTCGTGAACGGGTTACGGCCCTGTTCAAGCAATTCATCAGCGAAGGCATTAAGTTGCGCTTGTGTCAATTTATAAGTGTCCATGACCTTCTGGAATCCGAGATAAGCCTGAGTACGCATTTGGTTCTGTTCGTACTGAGTAAGCTTTTCTTCAGTCTCCTTCTGTCGTTTCAGAATATCTTCAGGAATTCCGGCTGCCTTGGCCTGAGCTTGAAGAACTTTCTCCTGCACAGCTTGCAGCATTTTTTCGGGATCTGAGATATCCTGGATTCCGAGGATCTTCGCAACATCCCCCAGCAACGTAGACAACTTTTTGTTTTCAATACGCATCCGTGCGAATTCAGCAGCCGCCTTGTTATTAGGGGGCGGATCTTTCGGAGGATCCTTAGATGGGTCTTTGTTGGGATCTTTGTCGGAGTCCTCAGGTGGATCCTTAGGTGGATCTTGAGGTGGGTCTTGTGGATCTTTCGGAGGATCCTGTGGAGGATCTTTCGGAGGATCTTCTTCACCGCTCCCTCTTGGAGGGTCAGTCGGTGGTTTCGTGTTTGGATCCGTAATTCCAAACGCGGCCCAGACATCTGCTGGGGTAGGTGGGCTTTCTCCCTCAGATAAAACTGCGGTAGAGAAAATCTCACCATAGAGATATGTACCGGGGTCTCTGTTTGACATCTACCTTTTGTCTCCTTTCATCTCCCCACAGGCGAATGGGGATGGAGGTTTGCAAGTAACATACACACAATTAAAGGCTGTGGAACCTTTCCTTGCTATACAAGTCCAGTTTACCACAGCCTCTGTAGTATGTCAACTTTTTACATCATACAATTTTCAAGTCGTCTGTAGGAGGTAGAACATTTTCGTCCACCACTGGAGGAATCGGAGGTTCTTCCTGGAGTTCTCCTCTCCGACGCTGTTCCATACTATTGGCAGTTGCCAGGATTGCATCATCAGGATTCATGCCCTGCTTCACAAGATTAGCGTACTCGAACAGTGTGTGCGAAACTTCTTCGATGGTGTTCTGCATTCTTTCGATACCCATGCGCTCCAGCATGTACTCCCTGTTGGGAAGATCCTGGAACATCAGCCATTCTTCCTGAGTCAGGAGCTGCGGCCCATTACCGGGGCCATACTGCATCTGCTTCTCCATCATCATGTTCGCCATCTGAGCAATGCGGGCTTTATTTTTGGGAAGCTCGGAGCTTATGTTAATGGAGTAGTTGAACAAGGTCTTGACATCAATATCATGAAACTTAACTTCTTGGGTTCTCCACTGGTTCGTCTTCATATCCTTGAAGAAATACTTACGGTTCGGAGAGAACTCAAGAAAGTTTGCCAGGATCAATTTTGTCAGACGGAGTGTGTAAGCTTCATAGGTCATGATCTTGGGCATATCGATAACGGTTACTCTGTTCAGCATATCTTCGATGCCGCCCGTTGTGATAACAGAACCGGTGTCCCTGCCAGTGTAACGCTGGTCAATGCCTGAGATTAACTGAATCCCCTGTTGTAGTCCAATCTTTAATGACGGCAGATTCGCAGAGGGTGTAGGGAACTGGTGGTAATGCACCGCTTTATCGGCAGGCCCCTGCACAATGAAAGTGTGGTCTGCTTCATTACCGTACTTATTAAAGGACGCAATGTTCAACCCGGACTGAGAACTGATGAATTTGGGCGGACGCTGATTCTTGTACTCTGCGGTAAGCTCAATGGAGTCCATCAGATTGTAGGCCACGTTGTTGGCGAATGCCTTGTGACATTCTGAAGAACCGATAACAGCCCCTGCCGGCAGGTTGCAGTAAAGTTCTGCGAAGGGATACTCATTGGGAAGAATCTTTCCCCGCTCCCACAGCATTTCCTCGTTGTTGACTACATGATATTCCTTGATTATGCCGTCTTCATTCACCCAGTATATGTAGAGCGTGAAGTAATCCTTGGCGGATGCCGCCGGCTTCTCATGACTGTGTGCCGGAATGTTGTCTGGGGTAGCCCCCTTCTTTTTTTCGTAGAATTTCTTGAAAGCTTCCTTGTACTTCGGGTTCTCAAGAAACACAGACTTATGGTAGTTGTCATAATAGACGCACCATCCCGCAGTCTCAAGACTCGGAGCAAAAGGATCCCGCATGAACTTCAGAGGATCAACATTCTTGAGGGTGATATTCCCTCGATAAAAGGAATCCCCAGACCCTCCTGAAAGAGTATCGTCCCATCCGACCTGAGTGAGTCCCAGATTAGTGAGGGCTGCACGCTCACCGGCAAGGAACTGGTAGTAGCCTACCCGGGACAGATTCCAAATCTGTTCGAGGGCAATGTTGAGATGCTCAACAATCTCCTGGTCTTTCTCAGATGTTGGTTGAATCTGCGCGGACTTGCCAACCGTGTAGATGGAGGCCACCAAGTTGTTCTTGATGTAACTGATAAAGTTGGTGTCGGGCAGAATCTGATAGGGTGGGAACTTAGCAGCTAACGCTTTCCACAGCCCTCCTCGATCAGTAGCATCCAACAGCCGGAGCTTCCGGTGTTCAGGAGCATAGTAAGAGAACGCCAGATCATATTTCTCCTTGAGTTCCGTTATGTTCATTCGGATCACCTCCCAGCATAATATCCTGAATAACCTTGGCAACCTCGGTCATCATTTTCTGGTTGTCATGCTCCTCTTTCTGTTCCTCAGGAGACAGTTGCGGAGCGGGAGGCTGCTCGATCTTATGCGTGACTTTGATATTAATGTCCAACGGACGCTTGAACACCATCATCACCGCAATGACCAATAACAGAAAAGCGATTACATATTCCATATTACCCTCCAAATGTGTAGTCCACCATCTCAAATGGTGTTTCGTAATTATCAATCGGCTCATCTCTGAGCGCGTTGGGTAGCCAATCATCTGTTTCCGTCCGGGGTTTGGTCACATCTTCCCCGCGTCGGTTCAAAATACCATAGGACATCTTCCGGGGATCCGCCGGGAGTTCCATACAGATCCACTCTAAGGCGTTGATGCTGTGATTGTTCTTGTCTTCAGGCTTGTCAGACCAACCGGTATCGTCCAGAGTCCTGGGCTTGAATTTATAATCCTTGAGTTCCTTGATAAGCCCCGTGCAAGATTCAAAAATCTTGATCCGGCCTGTCTCAAAGTAGGTGTTGAGCCTGTAGATTCTGGCATCCAGCCCGATATGCCCCGCCTTGAAGAAGACTCCGTACTCAGCGTAGTGGTCTCCGAGAGTTTTCTTGTCGTAATCCCGCTTGGCCTCGGACTTCGGATCGATTAAAGGCTGGGATATCCAGGCTCCGATGGGGATATCCGCGCAATGTTCATGGAATAAGGCTGCAAGCTCCTCAACATTCCGGTTATTAGTGCGAACATCCTTGTATATGTAGAGAATTCCCTCATGTTCGTCCACCGCTCCGAAGACAAAGGTAGCTGTATCGGATAACCCGTAGTCATGTGCTACCAATCTGCGCCATCCAGGATTAATTTTGAAGTCCGGGATAACTGCTTTCATGGCGGATGGGTACACTAGACCCTCTGCATAGCTGAACGAGGAGAGAATAAACCGGTTCACCCACCACACAGGCTTGTTTTTGATAAGTTCCTGTATGAATCCTTCGGGTAAAAAGGCGTTTACATCAGTCGAAGCTACATGAGAGGAGATTGCCGGGTCGATTTCAGATGGCATTTGGACGTAATTATCCAGAATCTTACCGTGCTTGACAATCTTTTCGGAGGCCATGAGGACTCCTGAGCGCACCCAGCCGGCATCCGGGTTGGATTCTATGATTCCTTTACGCCAATCAAACTCCATAATGGGTACCGGCACCTTATTTTTGGTGAGCTTATAGACGATTTCCCCGTTTGCATCTCGTTTGGGTACCCCTGCCGCCATATTTCTCAGACGAGTCTTGAGCTGAGTCATGGCTTCGGCCTTGGTTTCAGATGCTTCAACGATTACGAACATGGAAAGATTGTAGGAACGGAGCTTGTCAGGATCATCAAATGGCCTGAACATGATGCGGTGCCCGTTGATAATGTCAATGTAAGCTTTCTGAGTGGAGTAATCTGCCACGAAATCCGCCGGCAGATCCGCCTCCAAATCTCTTTTGATAGTTTGTTCGTACTGTGAGGTGACGTTGGCCCCGATCAAGGTGTTCCCCTTGGGAGTAATGAAGATATGCTTTAGAACTTCTTCTCTGGAGGTGGTGGTTTTCCCAGTACCGTATCCGCCAAAGTTCCCGACGTATCTGTGGGAATCCCGGTGGACAGCTTCCTGATGC